AGAAGGTTCAGTGGCTCTATCAATTCCTGAACCATTGGTTAGTATTAAAACCAACTGGCAAGAAATTTAACATCATCTAAGGTTTGCAATCCTAGTCCTGCGGGCTATAAATAACCGCGTATATAATTCTAGGATTTCTACATGGATCAACGACTTAATGATGCCTTGGCGTTTGCTAACTATCGCTTGACGCTACAGATACAGCGCCAAAACATCATGGCCAGGGTTGAAGCGGCCCTGCTTGTATCACACCAAAATTCAATTTTTCGTGCGTCACCAGAACTCATTGGGTTTGTTGATGCACACTCCCGCTTGTCCAAAGAACCATTGATTGTCAACGATCAAAGCGACAATGCCATTATAATTGCAAATCCACAGGAATTCATTGAGCAATTGATCAAGGCCTACGATTCAGCAATGGTTCTAAAAAATCAAGAACAACAGCGACTAAAGACAGCCAGAAATCCTGCTAAAATTGTGGGGTTGTAAATGAGCAGTCGCGGATTCATGATGTTTGCCTACAACAACGAACAGTTGGATTATACCCAATTGGCCATTGTTGCGGCCTACGCAGTTAAAAAATACATGCCCGGCATGCCAGTGGTTTTGGTCACTAACCAAATGAGCGTGGACCAGTGCCGCGAACGCCACGGCGAAGAAATCATGCGAGCCGCTTGGGACGACATTGTCATGACCAATCCTGACTATCAGCAGAACATTCGTCTACATCACGACGGTGCCTACAACAGTTTCAATGCACAGTTTACCAACACCAACAAGCACGATATCTACAATCTTTCGCCCTTTGACGAAACCATCCTTATTGACACAGATTACTTGTGTGGCAATGACAATCTAGCCAAACTGTTTGGTGGACAGCACTCGGTGGCCATGTATCGAGACGCTATAAATCTACGCTGTGAAGAACCCTATACCACAGAACGTTGGCTACACTATGCAGGTATTCGCATGTGGTGGTCAACTGTGGTCTACTGGCGCAAGAGTGAAGAAGCACAACATTTCTTTAACGTTTGGTCCAGTGTAAAACAACACTGGGAATACTATCGTTATCTCTACAAGTTTCCAGGCAGTCTCTATAGAACTGACTATGCGGCTTCAATTGCCGCACATCTCTGTGATGGCTGGCAAGATGGCGGATTCATTGGCAGAATTCCTTTGCCCATGCGCTATCAAGACCAGCGTGACGATGTGGTCAAAATCCTAGGCCCCAATCATTGGGTCATGCTCAGTAATTTGCCTGAAGAATGGAAAAACGTTGCAGTGGAAATCCGCGGCGAAGATGTTCACATGATGAACAAGAAAAGCATCTTACGCAACTATGACACTATCATGGAGCAGTTGGCATGACTGTATATGTTATTGACAATGCCAACAATCCAAGATTATTTGATGTCACGCAAGCAGACATCAAATTCCACAATCCGCATCTAGGAGCAGAACGTTTGCCGGCCTACAGTGATCCTGCAGAACAGTTAAAATGTCTGCAGAGTTTGCCACTGGATGCTGGTGATATTATTTGTTTTGCTGGTATTGCTCTCAGACGACATACTTGGCTCATGAAAGACATTGCTGTAGAACGCAGTTGGAATCTCATGCCGGGTCAGACAGTTGATCATAGACTAGTGCCCATCGAAGCAGGAAAGACTTTTAAGCGGCGACCACAAGACATGAACAATCATGTAGGATCACCATATGTAATGATCATTGGCAATCCATTGACAGCCGTAGAGTCTTGGTCAATGATACAGAATTTTGCACCTGAAGATGTTTGGCCACAATACCTACCAGAACAGCCAACCATACATCATTGGCTCAGTGCCACTGCGGCTTTGTGCCCAGGCTGGTTGACTCCAGATTGGTTTCCAGTTGTTGACACCAGTGTTAGAGATTTAGAAATTGCACCAGTGATGTATGCCAGCAATCATTGGACAGATTGGATTGCCTTTTATCCAGCCAACGGAAACTTTAAACTGGAAAACCACAGCCAACTTTATCCTGTGTGGTTAGACGAAACAGAAAAACCATTGGAGTATTGGCACAATGAGTGAAATTATTGATGATGGCATTCAGTTTGAACTTAGAAAACGCAAGAAAACTGGCCAAGACTTTTGGACAATTTACTATAACACCACCAACGGAACCATTTTAAACATTGAACCAGGTCAAATGCAATCTCCAGAAACCCTGGTAATCAGTTATGTCAGAGTTAAAAAAATTCTGTCAGGTCAGGAAAATCAAAACAACTATCGCATAGACTACAATGAAAAACTTGGAGCACTAGATTTAATTGATCTTAGAAAACCTCAGGAATACAAAAAGAAAAAGCAAAATTGGCAAGTTTGGCTTAGCCAATCAGAATTCAGCGTAGATGCGTTTGCAGATCTACGAGCCACCCTGTTCCAAGAAAATGGAATGCTACGCATTGAAGCCAGTAGAGATTGGGGACAACAAACCAAAGAAAATCCCAACAGACTCAAAGACTTTGAGATTTACTTGTCAGACGTTGAAGATCCTCATCTGGTGTTTGGCTTTAACAATATTCCTACTCAAGAAATCATTGAAAAGGGATTTTGGGAGTGTAGACTTTGGAGTTTTATGGATCACGGTCTAGTGCAAAATATCTTGTATCACAATCAAAACATCAGACTAAATCTTCCCCCTGTTGCTCGATCAGTTTCATTTAAAAGATCCAAACAATACTTTCCTTTCAGCGGTATCATTGATGATCAGACACTCATGAGTCATCCAGGGCCTGGACAACACATCAGCATTTTTGTTAAAAACAACTCTGTCTGGGCGCAGAGTCATTATGAAAAAGGTTCAAGTCTTGACAACATAATTGGAAACCTTCGTGCAGGACTGATCTGGCGCGACGACCCAGATAACTTTCTTGGTTGGGTTGAGTTTCCTGCTTTGATGTTGAGACAACCTCAACCATTTGAATTGATCAGTGATTGGAACGATCCACACCCACCAAATCTATTATATAAAGCAAACAACATAGACATTGGAGTCTTACAATGAAAACCCCTATCAGTGAATTTGATGTAGTGTTCATCAGTTACGATGAACCTAATGCCGACGAGAACTGGGCAGACTTATTAGAGAAGTGCCCGTGGGCCAAACGCAGTCATGGCGTGTTTGGTAGTGATGCTTGCCATAAAGCCGCTGCCAAAATGGCAGAAACAGAACGATTTATCAGCATTGATGCTGACAACAAAGTGCGTCCTGACTTTTTTGAATTAGAACTTGATTTACACAAGTTTGATCGCAGTGATGTATTGTCTTGGTCAGGTAAAAATGTCATCAATGGCCTAGTCTACGGCAACGGCGGTGTTAAACTTTGGCCCAAGAAAGTTGTAGAGCAAATGAGAACACACGAAGCAGTGGATTCGGGCGCCGGTGCTGTTGATTTTTGTTGGGATATTCACTATCATCAACTCAACAACATCTACAGCGATGTCTACAATAACTCAACACCATACCAGGCCTATCGTGCAGGATTTCGTGAAGGGGTGAAACTTGCACTACACGACGGTCGTCCAATGGATTGGCGCCAAATCAAAGACAAGAATCACTACAAGAATCATCGTAGACTCTTGGTGTGGATGAGTGTTGGTGCCGACGTTGACAATGGTCTTTGGGCCATGTATGGTGCTAGATTGGGCTGTTATCTAACCAACCTACATCGCGGCTGGGACTATACCCTAGTCAGAGATTTTGAATGGCACACTCAGTATTGGAACGAAGATGTAGCACCAAGATTTGCCGGCGGCAATGAACGTTGTGTGCGTAGCAATTACACCTGGGACAGAGAAAAACTTCAATCAGAAATTGTCAAACTTGGTCGCGCACTCAGACAAGATCTAGGCCTCGATATTGCCGAACTTGACGACGCCGGCAGCAAGTTTTTTAAAGCCAGTTACTTTAATCCTCATAGACTTGGTCCACTAGTCAAAGAATCTGATGTTGAACAGTTTATTCTGGAATGATCAATGCTAGATGTCTTTTTTATTTCCATAGGTGAGGCCAATGCCGAAGATAACTGGAAAAAGTTAACACAGTTACGGCCAGATGCCAAGCGTGTGCAAGACGTCAAAGGCATCTATGAAGTTCATAAGACTTGTGCAAAAATCAGCACCACAGAAAATTTTTGGGTAGTTGATGCGGATGCTTGGGTTCTCAATGACTTTGATTTTGCTTGGGAGCCAGATGCCAATGTTCATCACTGGAACGTGCCTGAACCCGAGTGTGTGTTAATTTGGCGCAGTCGCAATCCAGTCAACGACCTTGAATACGGATACGGCGGTGTCAAAATGTTTCCAAGACAACCGTTTATGGAAGATCGTGCCTGGCACATTGATCTATCAACAACCATTGGATCTGTCACAGTAGTCAAAGATCAACTCAGTTGTGAAACGCGATTCAATGCCACGCCTGAAAGTGCTTGGATTGGTGGATTTAGAGAGTGTGCTAAACTAGCATCATTGACTTCGGTGTGCGGTCGTATTCAACGTAAAAATTACAGCATGATGGAAGAATTAGAAGAACTAGAGCGTTACATTGCCACGCAAGACTGGACAGCAGAACAACGCACAGCCTATCGCAAAGGTAAAAAGGCTGTTATCATTGACAGTTACAAATACGAAACAAACATCTACAATTACTTTGGCGACATAGAAACAGCCGCTGATCGTTATAGTGCTTGGTCACGTTACGGTTGGCATAGATACAACGGGCAGTATGCAGTATTAGGTGCTCAAGCAGGAGTCAAGTATGGATTAAAGAATGCCAGCAACCTGCAGGCAATGAACCAAATCAATGATTGGAATTGGTTACGACAGGAGTTCAAAAAACATGTCAATGTTTAAAGTTAAACCAACTGCTCAGAGTTTCAAACCCAGCAATAGAATGATTCGAGACATCCCTGTGGTGTTTTTAAGTTTTGATGAGCCCAACGCAGATCATCACTGGGAATTGTTGCAAAAAGTAGTGCCACATTCCAACATTGCCCGAGTGCATGGAGTCAAAGGATTTGATGCCTGCCACAAAGCCGCTGGCAATGCATTTCCTTGGAGCGACTATGTTATCACTGTAGACGCTGACAATCAAATTGATCCTGAGTTCTTTAACAAAACTGCGCCACAGCAGATCACGTTAGGCATGACTTTTACCTGGGGCGGCCGCCAATTTACCAATGGCTTGATGTATGGCAACGGTGGACTCAAAATGTGGAATCGAGATCACTTGTTGAACATGCGTAGTCACGAAGCATCTGACAACGAAAGAGATGCTGTTGACTTTTGCTGGGACTTTCAACAATACAAAGAAGTTCCAGGTTGTTATTCAACTGTTTATACCAACGGCAGTCCTTATCAAGCATTTCGTGTGGGCTTCAGAGAAGGTGTAAAATTGTCAATGGAACAAGGACAGGTCATTGATCCGGAACGAATCAGCAAAGACATGCATGCCGCTAACTTTCAACGATTGCTGACTTGGATGACTGTGGGTCGAGATGTAGAACACGGTGCCTGGAGCATGTATGGCGCCAGACTAGCGGCCAAGATGTTGTATTTTGATGATTTTGATTTTACTTTGATCAGAGATTACGATTGGTTCATTGACTTTTTTGAACAACACAAAAACAAAGAAATTATCACTGAACTTACCACACTGAGTGTAAAATTGCAAGACGTGTATGGATTCAGACTTCCTGGGTTTACCGCTGATGAAAGTCGCATGCTCAAAATGCTACAACTGCATCCTGAAAAACCTTTGACCTATGAAGATGTGCGTTGGAGAACCAACTTGGGCATGTTTGGATGGTTCAAATGACAGAAGAACAAATCTTAGAAGCCAAGATTGCCATCCTCTATTTCATTGAAGAAGCCTGCGGCTATCGTCACAGTCTGCATTGGCTTAGACGCTGGATGGAAAGTGGTCAACAAAGCGACCTAGAACATCTCATTATTGAAATTGGTCGAGAAAATTTCTACGACTTCAAGCGGTTAATTCAAGCAACGCAGGGCGACAATGATGCTCGTTGGGAGATGATGTCAATTTTGACTCAACGTGGTATCATAGTTCCTGATGAATGGAAGCCAGTGCGCGAAGAAGAAGGCTCGTTACTAGAGCAGGATATAGTGTTGACCTCAGCACCAGAAGCAATGATTCACAGTATGCAGTTTGGTGAGCAGGATTTTAATACTGCTATCGGCAACACATGGAACGTGTTTAATTGGATTCAAGAAAACAAAAAAAATTATCCTGAACTAGATCCCATTGGGATCTTGGCCTATGCGATGGAAAAACTTTACAACAGTCAAAGCAATGTCTATGAAGTGTGTTACTTTATTAGAATGCTGTTGGGCAAAGGCACACTGATAGAAAATACCATCAATGAAGACCTAGAACTTTTTGCCAAAAACGTTGGCAATTATTTTGCTGACCAAGAATGGGTAACCAAAAATCTCATGTTGGCTATTCAAAATGGTCCAGAAGAAAACTGGAAGGATGCGCTCAGTAGAAACCAAGTTAAAAGTAAAATTTGGTTGCTGGACAAACTTGAAAGCACTGGCTGGTTTACACAAAAGCCAACAGTGACCAAAGAAAATCCCACAATGGTTTTGGTTGGGGGTTGGGTTGGATTACTGCCTTTTATTGCGGCAGTTCGCAATCAAAAACTAGGTGCAGTGATCAATGTTGACATAGACGAATCAACACATTTGCCAGCCAAGGTTTTAAATGGTCAGCACTACACTGAATTTAGAAATCTAGCCAAAGACGTAAGAACACTTGACTTCAACAAGTTTAAAAACTTTGTCATAGTTGACACCATTGTTGAACATTTTGAAAATCATTCAGAATGGATACAAAGTCTGCCCGCAGGAACCAAACTTATATTGCAAGGCAACGACATGTTTGATGTGCCAGACCATGTAAACTGTCATCATAACTTGGATGAGTTTGTTGACACCTGCGGCCTAGCCAAAGTTATTTGGCAAGGCGAACTCACAATGCCAGGTTGCACAAGATTTATGGTAATTGGCACAACATGAGCAAATTAAGATATTATAGAACAGATGCCAAAATAGATCTAGAACGTCTGCTGGTAGAAGCCAATGCCTTGGCCTGGGACGATACAATCAAACAGTATCGTCCTCAAACTGCTGTGCAAAATGCCGACGGCAACGAAGACTACCTCGAAGGCACAGGATCAAAACCTGGTCAAACAGACGACAAGTGGGCCAATCTACGAAGCGATTTATCAAACACCTGGTGGGAAACATTTTTTGCCGGTTTGCCTTGGCGTGTGTATAGAACCAGAATTATGATAATGCCGCCGCGAAGTTGCTACAGCATACACAGCGATACCAGCCCCAGGTTGCACATTGCGTTAAAAACACATCCGCAGGCCAAGTTCATTTTTACCAATCCACCAGAACTGGTTCATGTTCCTGCTGATGGATATGTTTGGTGGGTTGATACTCGTGAGGAGCACACAGCCATCAATGCCAGTATGGAACCACGTTGGCACCTGCTATTAAGCCTGGTAAACACACCAGACCATTAAACGGCTACATAATGACATGTCACTATATGTAGAAATTTCCAATGCTGAAACCTTTGATAGCCATTTACCGGCCTACGAAATCTTTTTGCGTCGAATTGCCGCTGAATCCAGAGAAGAAAACAAAGTATTGGTCAACATGGGTTGGGAACCACCCAGTGGTCTATTGTATCTGATTCAACCAGAGCGAGATCAATATCGTCGATGGACACAAGGACAGGGCGAAATTGCATTGCTCTATGATAGACTCACTGGCGGTATTGTTGGCATCAGCGCAGTAGAGCATAGCCCACTCAGCGACAACATCAGTTCAGGTGGAAATCGTTGCTGGCTACAACGCGAATATAGACTCAATAACGAAGTTTCAAAACATCTGTTGGCCAGCAACTTTGTTTGGACACAACGACAACGCAAAATTGGCATGATGCTGACATTCAATCAGTATAACAAAGGCATCTACGACATTATTGTTCATAGAACACAAGGTAAAAAGGTCTCCATTGGCAAAGTATGGAGCAATTGGTGGGACGACTGTGTGCCTATACAAAAGAAAATTTTATTACACAATGTTCCACAGTGGGCAGTTATAAAACCCAATGCAGACCAGAGTATGATCCACGACGAGGTCCAAGAACTAACAGAACTATATGGTGTTGACGAATGATACAAAACACACTTAACAATCATTTGACTTATTGGTATAATGATGATGAAAACCAACGTTGGCGCAAAGACCCCAACGACTATACATCAATGCGTGTTGGTGGCTGTAGCAGAGCACCTTTTTCTGCAAAAATTGAATGGACTAGAATTGCGCGGCTACTGATTGATCAATATCCTGATCTCACAATTTTTATGAGCGGCGGACTTGACAGTGAAATTGCACTTCGCTGTTTTTTGGCCGCAGGCATTAAACCAAAACTTGCAACCATACGTTTCCCTGATGACAAGAATGCCTACGATATTGCTCCCATGATTGATCTGGTCCAGCAAGAATGGGGGTTAGATGTTTCTGTCATTGACTTTGATCCTGAAGAGTTTTGCCTGAGCGGAGAGTATCTAGCAATTGCTGAAAAGTATCAGGCCTATACATTTTACCAACAGATTTTGCTCCGGGTTGCCGAAAACTATTCTGCGCCAATGATCACTGTTGATGAAGTTGAATTGGAAAAACTGCCCGCAGTCAACTACGACACTGGCGAGGTCATGTGGCGTTGGACATTTTTAAAGAAAGAAGACCAAGACGGTGTCTGGAGAAGATTTGCTGACAAAACAGGAATACCAGCGTTGAACAATTTTTATACCTACACACCAGAAAGCATGTTGGCATTCCTTAGGCTACCTACCACAGCCGCCTTGATTCGAGATCAGATCCCATTCAAGTTGAGTTGGACCAGTAGCAAAATGAAAATTTATTCAGAGGCCGGGTTTAAATTTAGAATGCGACCCAAATGGCACGGGATGGAAAACTACATGCACTTGTGGGACTTTGTGAAGTCAAACCAACACACTAGTCTATTAGGATGCAACCCTCAATCTTATACAATTCCAGCATTGGAGTTGGAAGAAAATTTAGCAAAAGGAAGAATCAGCCAATGCAGTATTCTATAAAACCATTGGATCACGACCAACTTGGCGTGGTAACCAAACTAGCCAATGAAATTTATAACGGACTAGATGAAGACAAGTATCCTGACTTTAGAGTAGGCTACGATATCAATGCTGAAGAAAATCGAGAAAAATATTTTGGCATGTTCATGCTTCCTTCACATTTCATTGGTTTTACTCAGCGAAGAGCCTATGGTGTATTTGACGAAAACAATCAACTGATTTCCGCAGTTGGTGTTCGTCGTTATAGTCACATGCCTTGCTGGAGTTTAAGTTGGCTGTTGAGTCCTAAAATTGGTGCTAGATTTATTCCTTTGTTTAGATACATGGTTGATGAACTGTGTAAAATTCATGAAACAGCAGGATTCAATGAATTGCTGGTCACTTATCCCAGTTCCAGAGAAGAAGCCTACAGTAGAATCATGTTGTTCATGCGTGAACGGTATTTTACATTTGTAGAAACCACTATTCCTGCAAAAACAGTCAGTGCTTTTGAATTCATTCACGAACTGTCTGGAAAAACGTTACACCCGCACGACATCAATCTGCGAAGATACATACTGCGTAGAGAAGATATGACCCCCGCCAGTGAAGGCGGACAAGCAAAAAGAAAAATAAAACAAGACAATGATTGATACTACTGTAAAAACCTGGCTTGCTGACCAGTGGGATTTATATGCCAAAACTCGGCAAATTCCTTACATTGTTGCACTATGGCTTCCATACCATATTCTTGGTATTGGTGCTATTTTATTTGCATTGGCCACTGAGTGGAGTTGGTGGTATCCAGTATGGGCTGTTTGCGGCTGGATTCTACTGGACGGCGTAGGCAACAACCTAACACTACACAGATTCCTAAGTCACCGCAGTTGGCAACCCCGCAAGTGGATGGAACCCTTTTTACTTTGGGCGGCAACAATGACTGCCGAGGGCTCACCAATTTGGTGGGCGGCACTACATCGCGGTCATCACCATAGAGTCAGCGATCAAGAAGGCAAAGATATCCACACACCTGTGGGCAATGGCTGGTGGCACAGTTACATGGGTTGGCAGTTTGGCATCAAGCAAGACTCAGTGAGTTTCCGCCATGCAGTAGATCTATTGCGTGATCGTAGGCTGGTGTTTATTCACGAAAACTACAACAAGATCATCTATGGAACTTTGCTGTTGAGTTGGTTGCTGTTTGGTTTGACTTTTACCATTTGGTTCTTTATTGTTGGCGCACTGATGAGTCTACATGCTGACGGATTGGTAAACACATTTGGACATGTGCCTGGTGCTGGTTACAAAAACTTTGAAAACCGTGATGCCAGCACCAATGTATGGTGGATTGGTTATTTTCATTGGGGCTCAGGTTGGCACAACAATCATCACAGAGAGCCCAGCAGTTTTGATTTTGGTTCAACAGTCAGTGGTAGAAAGTTTGAGTTTGATCCTTGTTTCTTGATAGTATGGCCATTTGCTTCTACAACGGAATTAAAGAGGTTGTGGAGCAATCGTAAAAATGCTATACTCAAGAGACAAGGAACATCAGCATGACTTTACGAACAGAAATTGATTTTGAGCAAGACAAAACTTACCTTCCAGTCCTGGATCACGGATTTGTTGGTTTAGTTGATCACATGGGATCAGATGCGGCCATTGTGCAGGCCGCTAGAGTCAGTTATGGAGCCGGCACCAAACAAGTGCAGGATGACCGTAACCTAATTCGTTATCTAATGCGGCACGAGCATACTACGCCATTTGAAATGTGCGAAGTCAAGTTTCACCTCAAGTTACCCATCTTTGTGATGCGACAACTTGTTAGACACAGGACAGCCAGCCTAAATGAATATTCCGCTAGATATTCTGTTATCACAGATGAATTCTACATACCTGATGCCAAAAACCTCAAGCCGCAGAGTTCAACCAATAAGCAGGGTCGAGAAGGAGAACTCGACAGTATCGCATCAAACCACACCATCTACGATATGCGACAAGCATGGGATAGTAACTACGAACTCTATGAACGCTTTATCAACGACTTTGGCCTGGCGAGAGAAACTGCTAGACAGATCTTACCGGTGGGTGGATACACCGAGTGTTATTGGAAAGCAAATCTAAAGAACTTTCTGCATATGGCACGACTTCGTATGGATAGTCATGCACAATGGGAGATTCAAGAATTTGCCAGAGCCATGTATGCATTGGCTCAACCATTGTTTCCTGAAGCCTGTCAAGCATTTGAAGATTATCAACAAAATGCTGTCAAATTCAGTGCCCAAGACCTAGCATTACTCAAACGTATAATCAACAGAGAACGTTGGTTTGATCTGGAACAAGATTTTCGTGACGACAAAGGCATTGCCAAATCTTTTGGCATGAGTCAGCGAGAAGTCGTTGAGTTCAAACAAAAGTTAAACTTGGATGCTCTATAAGATCAGTGATCAACCTTTTTTGAGATTTGACCAGCATCTAGATATTCCTGGATTGTTGGATCTCAAAGAAGAACTTTGCCATGCTTTCACTGAGGCTTGGTTAGGGCTTGGCAAAGGAAACCAAGCATTGCCATCAGTGGCAGGTCATCCAGCCAATTGGCCAAACAGCAACAGCAATGTTGAGGAAGTGTATCTTCCTCACTATGAAGGGCAGGAACTGGCAGGAGCACTACATCGGACTCTCAAAGACCAGTCTGCTCCCGGGCATGCTCGTGTTAAATCTTTTGTAGAAAATGGTCACCCCAGTTACGCATACATGTTTTTAAAACTGCTGGGTAATAATCAAGGCATTGGCTACCAAATGTTTATCAGACAGCCAACAACCAGCAATTATGCAGAAAAGCATCTGGCAGACAAAACCAAAGATTCATTGTATTATGACAGGTTTACTTTTTTCCTAGATTGGGTTAAAAAGCAAAAAATATTTTCTGAGATTGGTCGTGTGGTCGTCTTCTTCAATGACCAACATCAGTTTTGCCTAGTGCATAGAGATCACAATCAATTCAATGTAGTAGAAAATCCAGATGAGTTTGTTTGGTTCAATGTGTTTCCAGATCGCAAACGTTTTTATGTGCTAGATGGCGAGACTGGAGAAAAGCACTACTTTGACAACCATGCCATTTGGTTTGACACAGCAAACTGGCACGGCAGTGATCCTTGTGCGTTTGCGGCATTTACAATTCGTGTTGACGGAGTCTTTACCAAAACTTGGCGTAAGAAGATTGGATACAAACCAAAAGTCACAGAAGAAAAGAAGGTTCCTAAGAAACCTTCTAAGTCTAAAAACATGTGGAGTCAGGCTAAGGACTAAGTTCTTTAGTGGCAGTTAAACCACCCTGCTCGTTTTCCCACAAGAATCCCCAGGCATTGTTGTATCTGGTAATGGTAGGCAAACTAGGCCACTTGGTTTTGTGTAGCAGGTAGTTTTGATTGGGCCAAATATCATAGATCAGTTTCTTTGCTGGTAGTTTGTAACTGGCCCAAGTATCTCCCAACTTGGGTTCTTTGGTATATAGAGCCCAACGTTGAAATTCTTCTGTATCAAAAAAGTTCACAACCTGACGAGCCATTGCCACTGCCTGTTCCGCAGTAGGAGCATGCATGCTCATACGATACTTCACAGCCTGCCACTTCATGGTAAAGTTTAACCACCATAGAAAGTCGTGATTGGAATCTAAAGGTATAGGACAGGCATTGACCAAATTGTAAAGCATTTGTTCACGTTCATCTCTGTGCTCTTTGACTTTGTCTAAGAGCCAAACTAGACTGCCAGTTGTCCAAGGATTATGGATGTCATTGTAGTTTAGTGTAGAGTCCATGTAACTCTTCAGAGTCAAACTACCAAACAGATTATCAGCACATTCACCAGTGACACACAGGTAGCGAGGATTTGACACAATATCATAAAATCTGTTGCTGTTGATCAAGCAATGGCCAAAATTTGGCAATATCACTTGTTTGAAAAAGTCAGGGTTTTCAATCTGACTGTCTTCGTTGAATGCCAACAGCACATGGTCGCGGATGTCATTCCAATAAGGACTTGCTATAAGGAGACAAACAATCAGCGTGGAATCAATGCCACCTGAATACATGATCACCAACTTGTCAAGATTTTCATCTTGTTTGAAGCGAGCAATGATATCGCTCATGCGCTGATTAGCACAGGCTTCAAATGACATAGCCAACCCTGGACTGGGCATAGGGCTATTGTTGTGGATTTCAATCCCTGGCACATTTAGTGTGCCAGTCCTATCACTTAAACTGATCCAAGGATTAAACATTCGTAAGAAACTGATTTCTGGTGGATCAATTTCTTGTGCAATGTTGCTGTTGATCAGACGGTGTGGAATATAATAGAGTAAATTCATTACATTAACATACTCAAAAATGCATCTTCGTCCATAGCGGCTCTTGCCTGGGCAAATTCTATTTTGTTTGAGGCACAACGAATAGCCTCTTGATGCTTGATACGCAGGTATTCAAGTTTTCTAATCATGTCTTGTTGATTCATTGATTTGACAGTGATCATCCTGGCAGCAACTTCTAGGTCAAGCCCTGCGGCATCAGCATAATCTTGAATGAATCCAATGCTTTCAGGATCACGAATACCTCCCAGCACAGACCAAGCCTGTTGTGTTTTGTATTGATAGGCTTCTTGTTGCCACGGCACCACATCAGCGAATCGTTTGTAACCGTGAGCAATACGCTGATGAAGTTCACCAACTAAACTTACTCTGGCTCGTAGGATCTGACTGAGTTCTTCAATCTCTGTGGGTTTCTTGGCACCAATCAATGATGTGTTTCTGGGCCCAGAAAATTTAATTTTAAAGTCAACATTGTTGTTTTTGAGTTGCTGGTATTCAACATCGTCGACACCGTAAATTCTACAGATGGCTCTGAATTCGCTACCGCAGGCACTTTCCAACAAAGACAAACTTTCGTGCCAGGCCAAAACATAGTTGTCGGCCGTGCAGGCCAATGCTATCCAATTCATTTCTTCACCTTAGTTGTGAAATATATAGTCAATGTTATTTGACAGATTTTACCGACCAAATATATCTGGAGTGAATCTAGCACTCAACATCAATCGGCGGTGCTCGCGAGATTGATTGATCACTTGGTGTGGTATATCAACGCGGACTACAGTAGGACGATCTACTATAACGGATTCAATGACTCTGGGTTCTTCTTGCCAGTTCAGTTTTAGATACTTTAGTCCTTGTCCATTGGCAGTTTCGTCAAGATTAAATTTGCCACCATACCAAAGCATTTCACCCACTTCGGTGATTGGCAAATTCAATGCCCAATTGCTGGCTCCAATTCTTTGAGCAGTGAAACCATCAACATGGAGTTCCTGAATGTTTTCAGGCGACTGTGCAAACACAATGGCACTTTTGATTTCATGATCGTGACCTGTGATTTTCTTGACCTGATTGCAAAGCATAGAACCAACCCAAGCCAACTCTTCGTTTTTGAGAATATAAGATTTTTGGCCATCAACGTCCGGCATCAAGTGCTGGAAACGAACTTTGATCATGGGCCAGGTTACAATGTCAACGTGTTTGTATAAAAGCATGTTTTTATTTAGTCGTGGTCAACAATCATATTATGAGCATATAAATACCTGGATGGAGAGTTTAATGGAACATATCGTAGTCTTTTTTGCATGGACACTTTATCTATATGTCATACACAGAGCGATTCACGCAGTTGGAGTAAAATATTTTCCAATAGCGTTCCAGGCGCATGCAGACCATCATAGATACATCAACACACATGCTAAAACCACCTGGCATTGGAACAATTTGTTTTTGTTCAATGATACCTGGATGAGCACACTTGACCTATGGATTACTGAAGTAATACCCACCTTGATCTTTAGTTGGATAACTGGCTACTGGTGGGTCAGCGTATTCTACTACTTCTGGGCGGCATTTGTTCAAGAGATAATTGAACACAATCCAGACTTTGACATGTATCCTGTGCTTACAAGTGGAAAGTGGCATCTGGTTCATCACCAAGATACCACTGTCAACTTTGGCCTGTTTGTTCCACTATGGGATAGGCTATTTGGAACCTATCGCCGTCATGTTGGTTGAGTTTCAAACCTTTTAGAACTTCCTGAGCGTTCAACCCAATCGTAAAAACTGTTGATTGATTTCTTGGGATTA